GTCTACAGCGTGGCCTGTCAGATGACGAGAGTTCATAGTCTTACTAGCACCCTTAGCCACTAGCTGACGCTGACGCTCAACACTACGGACCCCTTCGATTACCGAGAAGTCCTGTTCAGTGATCTCAATAGCACGTTTAACTACAGCAACCAGATCAGGATGAACACCTGAGAGGTTCTGCATACTGCGTTGTCCTAGTCGATAGGTCATTTTACTATTTCTCCATAATATGCACGCGATAGACTTTTACAAACAAACGACCATAATCTTGTTCCACCTTAGCCCTAGATGTAGATACTGATCTACTGGCTGCTGAATAAGATATGAGGTTGACATACTTACCAGAGACATCTTGTGGGACTTTATACTGAGCAAAATCTTGGATGTGGTCGTGGTGCATGTTTGGAGAGATGTTACGGGTGGCCGCTTCGCTCAGTTCAATGCCTGTAGTAGCTGAAGGTGAATCAGCAAGAATAATAAGACGACCAACCATAATGTTGTAAGGATAAGGATTCGTAACCTCGAACGTTCCATATGCTTCCACAACATCACCTCCATACAGGTCAGGCAAGGCTACAGAATAAATAACCTCCTTCTGGACCGTATGTATGTTCAGTTGTGTTGCAAGTTCCGACCCATTACCACTGTTGCTATGCCATATACTTGGTCCAGTCGGTGTGAGTGGCATTTGTAAATTTTCCAACATAGAAACTCGCGCTTGTAGTGCCTCGAATTCGGTTTGTGTGGGAACAATCACTGACATTAGCGCAACTCTGACCAATGCGTAATGTTCAAGTTTGAATTGAGGCGATAATACCAATTGTTCGGCACAATGAACGTGTTACTTGAGCCAGCGGTTGATGTTTCTACACCGACATCAATCCAAGTTGAGTTGTTTACTGAAACTTGCTCCTGTCCAGTTGTACCAGTTGTCCCGGTGCCGATAGCCACCATGATCGGGCGTCCAGTCGTGTTTTGGTAGCTTGTAGAGTTAGTCCTTGATGCGCTGACATCTTGCCATGTTTGGTCTACGCCAATTTCCTGTCTGTCTACCTGCCCAGTAGACTGATTAATGCTTACGACATCAATCCAACCAGTGTCAGCTTCATTTCTAATTTTAAGAATGTCGTTTGTACTATCATACCACCACTGGTTAGCATAGGTAGTAGCTGGAGCAGTTGCGCCAGAGTTATTCGATACGATAGCAGCTAGGGCATTGTTTAGGTCAGCCCTGACGTTGGCTGCTGTATCGTTTGCAATCACATAATCATGGGTTGCCATTTGGTTTCACCTTTGTTTAGTTGTGCTGGACTACAGCATCAAGTTGTTCAATAGAGGGACTCACAAAATTCGTGCTAGAGGTTAGTTCTACTTTGAATCTAAAAGCCCTTGCAGATATGTCAGCTACCCTAATCCTCTTATAGTCTGTCCAAGTCGGAGTTCCCGTTGGGTCATCTTCAGTAGTAGACACGTAGCTGATAACACTTGTGTCCCCAAAGTCAGGATCGGACGTAAGATCATCCCAACTAACTGCTAGACTATCTAATTGACCTCCTATGTTGTCAAACAAGGCCGATTGACGGTCAAATCTTGATTGAGAGGCGTCAATACGAACCCTAGCCCTTTTGACTGAGCCTATGTCGATAACATCTGAGAAAAAATATTCCCCCGTACCTGCACCCAAAGCACCAGCACCTAAGTCATCCCAATCGCCTGAAAGACTATCAATATTACCGGAAAGGCTGTCAAACAGTGTTGTAGTTTGAATCCTGAGATTGCTGTCCGTAACCTCAGTTCCACTCTTTGTCCCACTAAAGGTCGGGTCTTCTGTTTGTGTTAGTGTGGTGGCAAAAGACTCAAGGTCTGCCACATCAATAACTACAGAGGTAAAGTCGTCAGCTTCTCTTTCACCTTGATCTACAGCCTTAATCATATAAGTGCCAGCACGAGCAGGGACAGACACTGATGTAGCAGGTTTAGCGACCTTCTCTACATAATCGATACCTTGCTTCCAAGTTATCCCAGAAGTTTCTGGTGTGTACCTAATTCTGTAGTATGAAAGGTCCAAGTCAGGAACAGCATCCCATTCTAGGTTTACTGTAGCGCCATTGACTTCTGCACTAAAGTTTTGGACTTGGGCAGGAGGAGCGGCCAGACCTCTTGCATCAAAACCCAGTCGAGTCGTCCAGTCGCCCCTAATACCAAGAGCATTTACAGACCTAGCTCTAACATCATAATCCCCGTCCTCAAGGTCAACAAACCTAAACTCACCCAAATCCCCAGTAAAAACAGGAATCCATTGCTCTGTAGAACTCGGCTTGTACTGAACTTCCACCACATCAATGAAGCTGGAGTTGCTTGTCACAGTTGCAGTAATAACATTCCTAGCGTGTTCATACACAACCTCAACAGAGTTTCTTAAGGACAATCCAACTGGAGGTGCATCGAATGCGGACACAAGTGTTGTGTTATCTCTCTCGTAAACTACACCATCATCAACCTCATCAAATACACTCTCGCTGATTTCACGGAGCGTCATCTGAACCTGAAGGTCTTGATTGTCAACCAACCCGAAGGTCCAAGCTACAACTTCAAAAGCCTTACTATCCCACCCAAACCTGTCAATCGTGAGATTAACTACATCACCAACCTGCACCTGAAATGCTTTCATACCAAAAGATGCACTTACTGTAAGCTGTTGCCTATTACGTTCTAGGGCAATACGAGCAATCCTACGCGCCTCAATAGAATTATCCGTGAATGGTAGTTCAATATCAGCAACAGACTCCTGCCCATTGTCAGCAGTAAGGAACGCACTATTAGTCACCTCTGGATAGTCAGTAACTTGCCAATCAGATTCCTCTCCACGGAATGTCCCCCGGACAGTGTTGAAGTTGTCTCTGCGCGAATGGCGTGTCTTAAGAGCAATGCTGCTACGAAGATCATCCTCTGTGAATGTTACTGTGGGAGGCGTCCAATAGGCAGGTTTCATACGCCATTTACCTTGGGCATACCACAACATGCCGCCCATAGACGTGAGCATATTGTTCAGCACATCGTAGGGGGTAGACTCTGTGGTAAATGCTCCATTGCAGGTGTAGCGAGCACTACCGGTTAGGGTATTAGTCTCGTCACAAACATTAGCCGCAGTAGAAACAAGGGTGTCGTCTACATTAGCCTCGTCTTCATTCAACCCATACCCACTAGTAATATAGTCTCTCAAGCATAATGCAGGGTTATCTGACCAAGCTACAGTGTCAGTCCGAGGGTCATATACCTTCTTACCCTTGATTGTAGCTGTTACTTGTGGAACACCATTAGGGAAGGCATCTTTGTCATACTTGAACCTGACATATAGGTAGGCAATGTTGCGGAGCCTGTGGTTATTAGTCCACTCAGGAACGGTATTCACAAGACTTGTTTGAGCAGACTGACCGGGGCTACCTAAACGGGGGTAGATGCTGATAAGGCCATTGTACGTAGTATCACCAGAGCCATCTGGACGCTCTACAGTCCTGACGGTAACACCATCCTCTTGATAAACACTTACACGAGAATTGCCAATCCAGATGTCTTCAAAATCTTCAATCTCATGCCCTGCAAAGGCAATAACCCTGTTGAGGAACACATCGTCAGTAAAGAAGTTATCCCCTGTCCCACCATCAAACACAATTACACCACCAACGCGCATACGGCCATAGATAATCTGATGATCTGTAGCCGCACCTCTTGCTGTAACTGTGTAGCCACGGTTAGTTGTTTGCCCACTACTGAGAGCAGAGCTTTTAGGTTTTGGTGTTAACGCGTTAAGGGCTAGGCCGACAGCAGCCTGAGTTGCAAAACCAATGGCAGTCAGAGCCAGAGTGCTGGTGACAGTTACACCGATAGCCGCCGTCACGGAGGTTCCAATAGCAACAGCAGTAAAAACAGCCATTATAGCACCTTCTGAAATTTAGATTCTATTTTAGTGTAACCCATGCGATTCATCAAAGGGTCTATGGGCTTTTCTTCTGTCCCAGTAATGTGAAAAACCTTAAAACCATCTTCTCTGAGGCATTTTTCTACGAACTCCACTAGACCCCTAGCTACAGATGCCTTCCGGTAATTCTTCGATACAAAAAGACCATCCTCACAAGCTGTCTGAGTTCCTTTAGAGTGTAGATTTGGACTGATTACTACACACATATATCCAACTAGAACCTCGCCATCCCTAGCGGTAAATACCTTCACAAGACCAAGACTCTCCAGTTTCTCGTAAAGTTCCCAATCAATATCAAGGGGGAATACTTCTCTGGCCGGGTGCACTTCTCTAAAATGTTCTTGGAGAATTGGCCCAATGTCGCCCTTCACATTTTCTAGAAACTCTTGTGTATATCTAATCATCTCAGGAACGCCTGCTTAAACCACACTGGTGTTACGTCTCTGCCCCAAACAACTTCTTTGTCTTGAAGCCCCTCAACAAAATCCAAACCCTTGTCGCCGGGATAAATAGATTTCTGGTAGCCGCTGGTGTATCTACGAACCCTAATTCGCTCAAGGTCAATCAACTTGTTCTCAACCTTCAGTTCAATCGTAGAACTGTCTGGACCCTCGTCAATGTTCATCTCGTCCATGTAGCCTGAGAAGATTTGGGTAAGCCCTGTCTCTTGGGTCTCTAAAGGAATCTTACTACCATCCTCAAGTAAGATATAAGCACCATCCTCAAGTAACAATTCTCCTTTAACAAACATACCAAAGTATATGTTGCACACACGCCCTTGATAAGGCTCTTGTAGGGCCAGTGAGATCACCTCTGAAGGCACACTAGTCAGAGTAAGCGTAGCACCTCTCACAGCTATCTCTGTGGTCTCCTCAATAGCACTTACATCTAGGAGAGTACCTGTGCCTGTGTAGGAGACACCCTCAAAGACAAGAGTCCCTAATCCCGTCCAAAGCCTAAGAACCTGATCGTTGTCAAACAAGAGTTCAATAGCAAAGAACGGATAGATAACTTCTTCATCAAGAGAGCCTGAGATAGCTGTAGAGAGGTCACGAGTAGCCATTACTTATCCTTTAGGTTCTTAGCAATCCTGAAGTTATTAAGAGCGATAAGTCCATAGAATCCAGCACCAACCCATACAAGCCATATAAAGTCAAGGTATAAGAAGATGCCAAGAGCAATACCAGCAAGCATCATCTTTAGGACAACCCACTTATTACCGCCCTTATCCATAGCAGAACGGAGGATTGGATTAAGTTCTTCTCCACACCATTCTTAAGTACCTTCTTTGTGCTAACTACATCCAAGATATTAGCCAACACATATGCGATGATAGCTTCAGCCAAAGTCCTTCACCTCCTGCGGTGTCCCATCAACTACAGCCTGCGCCTCTGCCCGCTCTGCCTCATCAACTACAATCAACGGGTTGGTCACAGTTTCAGTGCCAGTCTGGTTGCCTTCATCGTCATACACAGGCTGTTCAACAGTTGGATCGACAGGATCAATCGCAGTCTGCACCACGACAGTTTTCGTGATCTCGTTGCCTTCTCCGTCGTATTCACCTGTGGGCTGTTCCTCGGTGATCTCAGGTTGACCCTCGGCTACCTTGTATTGGGCCAGACGATCCGTGGCTTTGCGGTAGTTGTACAGGCTGTGGTTAAACAGGTTGTTGGCCTCGTTCACCAAGTTGTCTGCTACCCACCCCTCGGCCCACGCTTGATACTCAGGGTTGCCTTCCACGATGCCCTGCTCACGCACCCAATAGGCTTTCTCTGCATTGAAGTGCCGCAGGCCACGCTTGATAGCCTGACGATACGACATGGGGGCGTCACCCTTCTGGATAAATACAGTCATGGTTACACCTCCTGTTCGCAGATAATGCCCACATCGACCGCAGCCGGGGCTACAGCAAAGACGACCGTGTAAATGAAACCGTCATAGCTGATTGTGTAGTCCTCGCCTGAGCCGGGGCGGTAGAGACCACCATCGACAAAGACGTTCACAGGCTTCCAACCTTTCGGCAGTGGGAAGTCGGTTTCGCTGCTGTCACCTGAGTAGAAGAAGGTCTCCTGCTTCGGTGCTGGGTTGAGGCCAGCGAGTTTTGCTAGTTGTTCGCGGAGGTTTAGGGCGTTCTTAGTGATTGAGACAGTCATTGCGCTGCTCCTTTGCGGCGGTCGCCGTCAATTATTGCCTCAGCAAACGGAATACCGTCTCGCGTCAGCCGTTGCTTTAGTTTCCATTGAGGCATGTCTGACCGTTCAGCCCACTCCGCCATCGTCAGCGTTTCGCCTCCATGCTCAATAACATGGTTGTTGCGCTTATTGCGGGCTTGAGTTTTTCGGTCTGCCCAACGGCAATTATCAGGCTCATAGCCACTATTTACATCAATGCGATCTATAGTGGTGCCTTCTGGCCTATTCCCCATGTCAGAGTAAAAGTTTTCAAATTTGAGCCACCTCTTACAAATCGTCACGCCCCTGCCGCCATAGTCTGACCAGCATTGACTGTTGGGGTTTGTGCAGCGGTCCACCATTGAGCGCCACGTTTTATATTCCGGCGTGCCATACATACCGTGACTTGTATGCATTTCAATCATACGCTTGCCGCCCATTTCCGCCCGATGACAACCGCATGACTTTGAGCGACCGTTCTTGAGTGCATCTGAACGACTAATCGTCTTAGCACCGCAATCACATTTACAATGCCATCTTGCGCCACGGTTACCGGGCGTAGGTTCTGCTCGGCCAAGAACCACCAATCGGTGAAAGCGATGTCCTGTCAAATCATTCGAGCGCCGCATTAGGAACCTCCTACGATCAAGCCGTTAGATGCCGACAGGCTGGTATGTGAATCGGTGGTATTAGATACCCGTCGCAACCCCTGAAAATTACTTCGACCGTCAGACGTTGAGACATGGAGAAGATCGGTCACAGGATCGTGCGCCAAGGCTGTCACCGCGTCAGATGCCCCAAACAAGGTTGCCTGTGCGTTCTCTTGGAACAGGAACTTCTCGTCGTTGTAGATTTTGGCGATCTGCTCTGCTGTGGGTGCGGTGGCGGAGATG